AGAAAGATGCCTGTTATCACAAGGTAAAGTCTCGCTATAGCGTTTGGCCTAGCGCATATGCATCAGGAGCACTTGTAAAGTGTAGAAAAGTTGGTGCAGCAAACTGGGGAACTAAAACGGAGGAAACCATGCACGAAGAAGAAAGATACTGCCCTTTATGCAATAAAAGAGAGTCTAGATCCGAATGTGCTTATGGCGAAAAAGCTTGGGATAAGGTCTCGGTAAAGGACGAAGAATATTCGATGGCAAGATCGGAATTAAAAACAATCCATGATGCACTCAAAAGGTTAGAGCAGAAAGTTGGAAAGGGGGAGGGAAATCTTGAAGCTTGGGTACAATCTAAAATTACAAAAGCCGCAGATTATATTGATACTGCAGCAGATTATGTAAATAGTGGAGAAATGGAAGAGATGAAATGCTGGCCTGGATATAAAAAGAAAGGTACGCAAAAATTATTTGGGAAAACATACAATCGTTGTGTGAAAGAAGACGAGACAATCGAAGATGTCGAAGGTAATACTTTTGTGGAAGTAGTCGATATTATTAAACCAGATCCAATAAAAGGATTCAAATCTCAAATGGATGAAGCAACACGTCTTCAAGCACAAACTGGAAATGTAATTGCAGTTACTCTTTCGTGGAGAGGAAAATATTATTCCGTTAAGATGTTTTTTCCACAATCAAAACTCCCAACACGTAAAGAAATTTCTGATGAACTTCAAAAGGTTTATCCAAGTTCAAATGTAATTTATCATTCAGTTTCCGAATTTGTACACGGACAACCACTAATTCAAGCATTTGGACCACAGGGAGGAAGTTCACCAAAGATTGGTTCAAATAAAAATTATGTAAAACCTATGGGAGAGCAAGTTGAAATTGATGAAGACTGGCAGAAAGTAAACCGCCAAGATAAAACTGATGGTTTAAGTCAAAAAGCAGTTAATGCATATCGCAGAGAGAATCCCGGTTCAAAATTGCAGACTGCCGTTACTGAAAAAAATCCAAGTGGAAAGAGGGCAGAACGTCGTAAATCATTTTGTAGTCGTATGAAAGGAATGAAAAAAAGATTAACTTCATCTGAAACTGCCAGAGACCCAGACTCAAAAATTAATAAAGCTCTTAGACGCTGGAATTGTAATTAATATGTAGGTTTTATTATGTCTGACGTATATCTTGGTAATCCCCTTTTAAAAAAGGCAAATACTCCAATTGAATTCACACAAGAGCAAATTATTGAGTTTGTTAAGTGTAAGGATGATCCAGTATATTTTGCCAAAAATTATGTGAAGATTGTGACTCTGGATAAGGGACTACAACCTTTTCAGATGTATCCCTTCCAGGAAAAACTTGTAAATAATTTTCACAAGAACAGATTTAATATCTGTAAGATGCCACGGCAGACAGGTAAATCTACCACAGTTGTGTCCTTCCTGCTCCATTATGCGGTCTTTAATGACAATGTTAATATCGGCATCCTAGCAAACAAAGCAGCGACCGCCAGGGAACTCCTAGATAGGTTACAGACTGCTTATGAAAACCTACCCAAGTGGATGCAACAAGGTATTATATCTTGGAATAAAGGTTCTCTGGAGTTAGAAAATGGATCAAAGATTCTGGCTGCTTCTACGTCTGCAAGTGCTGTCCGAGGCATGTCGTTCAATATCCTCTTCTTGGACGAATTCGCTTTCGTTCCAAACCATATCGCAGATTCCTTCTTTGCATCTGTTTATCCTACTATTACTTCTGGTAAAAGTACGAAAGTAATTATTGTTTCTACTCCACACGGTATGAATCACTTCTACCGAATGTGGCATGATGCGGAAAAGGGAAAAAATGAATATGTATTCACTGATGTTCATTGGTCTGAAGTTCCCGGAAGAGATGAGGAATGGAAGAAACAGACAATTGCAAACACTTCAGAGTCACAATTTAAAGTTGAGTTTGAATGTGAGTTTTTAGGATCTGTAGATACTCTGATTGCTCCTAGTAAATTAAGAAATCTTGTATATGACCACCCCAAAACACGTAGTGCTGGTTTGGATGTTTATGTTGACCCAGAATCTAACCACGATTACCTAATAACAGTTGACGTTGCTAGAGGTGTTGGAAATGATTACTCAGCATTTGCTGTTGTTGATATTACCCAATTTCCACACAGAGTAGTTGCAAAATACAGAAACAATGAAATTAAACCGATGCTATTTCCTAGTATCATACATGAAGCAGCAACGGCATACAATAATGCATATATTTTATGCGAAGTAAATGATGTTGGAGACCAAGTGGCAAGTATTCTCCAATATGATTTAGAATACAATAATCTTCTAATGTGTTCCATGAGAGGAAGAGCTGGGCAAATTGTAGGACAAGGATTTTCTGGGAAGAAAACGCAACTTGGCGTTAAGATGTCCAAAACTGTAAAGAAGGTTGGATGTCTCAATCTAAAGACAATGATTGAAGAAGATAAGTTATATTTAAATGATTATGAGATTATTTCAGAATTAACAACCTTTATCCAAAAGCACAATTCTTTTGAAGCAGAAGAGGGATGTAATGATGACTTAGCGATGTGCTTGGTAATCTATGCATGGTTGGTTGCACAAGACTATTTCAAGGAACTTACTGACCAAGATGTCAGAAAGCGTCTTTATGAAGAGCAGAAAAATCAGATAGAACAAGATATGTCTCCTTTTGGTTTTATATCAGATGGTTTGGATGAAAGTAGTTTTGTGGACCAAGATGGTGATAGGTGGCATGTAGATGAATATGGTGATAGGGCATATATGTGGGAGTATACTTAATGGACTTAGATAAACAAATTAATCTAGGACACTTATTGCTTACGGATAGAAAATGCAGAATATGTGGGGAAGAAAAAAATTTAATAGATTGCTTTTACAGAACTAGAAAAGATAGGGGACCTGTAGCTTCTTCTTATTCTTATGAGTGCAAGGATTGTACTATCAGAAGAGTTGTGACTAACAAAATGGTCAATAAAGTACTGGATAAATGGGAATATCCTGACTGGTAAACATTCGCGTCATGTTTCCGCCCACGTAAAGTGAGGTTTTAATAAATAATTTTTAGTTAATCTGAGATTACGGAGAAAAACATGGCGACTCCTCAATTATCTCCAGGCGTACTCGTCAGAGAGGTTGATTTAACAGTAGGAAGAGCTGATAATGTACTGGATAATATTGGGGCAATTGCAGCTCCCTTCCCACAAGGTCCAGTTGATGATCCTATCGACATCCCAACAGAAAAGGACTTAATTAACGTTTTTGGAAAACCACTTTCTTTAGACGGGCAGTACGAGTATTGGATGACTGCCTCGGCTTTCCTTTCTTACGGCGGCGTGATGAAGGTCGTAAGAACGGACGGAGAATCACTCGTAAGTGCTAACGCAAGAAGAATCAGAAGTGGCGAAATTGTTGACACCACCCTTGTTAGTGCTGCAAGCACTCTAAGAACACCCGGTACTTATGTTGTAAAAAACGTTGGTCTATCCACAGGATATACAACAACTGATCCAGATGGAACTGGCGCAATCTTCACAGTTACAGTTGCTGACAATGGTGCAGGTTTGGGTTCAACTGTTACTGTTGCAGTTACAAACGGCGGTAATGGTTTCGATGAAAACGAAACCATTACTATTCTGCCAACTGTCGTAGGACTAAGTACAACATCAACTATTGGTTTTGGTGTTACATTCACAATCTCAGACATCTACACCACTAACGGAATTTCTACAGTTGGTGAAGCTTCGCTAAAAATTAAAAACTTTGATGATTATAACCTAAATTATGCGGATGATATTGCTGGATATATGTTTGCTGCCAAGAACCCTGGTTCTTGGTCAAATAATCTAAAAGTTTGTATTATTGATGATAAAGCAGACCAAATCATCAGCATTAACTCAGAAGCATTTAATACTCTTGCTGCTAGAGCTGACAATGGAGTTGGTCTTGGAGTTACTGTTTCCCTGGAAAATGTAACTTATACTTTACCAACCGGAGTTAATACTTCATTTACCGGTTATATCAAAGGTATTGTAACTGGCGTAAGAGATGATTCTGTTGATGTAAAGATTGTCTCCAGAGTTGCAATTACAACAACTGCAGACGAACATATTACATATAAAGCAAAGAACAGAGCATTCTCTATTAGACCATCTTCTGCTTCAAGTGGAATTACAACTGTTAATTTCATCGACGATTCAGTTGGTTTAGTTACTTCATACACACTTCCAATTGGAGGAAGTCTTGTTAAGGATTGGTATGATGAGCAAAAACTAGATCTAGTTAATGCTGATATTTTCTGGAGATCGATTGCACCAAAACCAATCACCAATAGATACGTTTTGGATAGAAATGGTAAGAATGATTGTATTCACGTTGCAGTTGTTGATGATACTGGAGATGTTACTGGAATTCAGGGCAACCTCTTAGAAAAATTCCTTAACCTCTCTAAAGCAACCGATGCAATTTCTGCAGTAAATCCTGGAACAAGAATTTGGTACAAAGAGTATCTTGCTCAGTTCTCACAATACATCTATGCTGGAGATAATCCTTCTGACAACGAAAATAATGAAGAGGTGTATCAGACAGGATTCTCAGAGTCATTCACTACAAACACTGTAGCGGAAGGACTTTGGAATGAAGTATCACAAGATAAAACTTTCAGTGCAATTGGTAATGCTCAGTACGTTTTACAGGGTGGTAAGGATTATGGAGATCCTGATGCAGAACCAGGTGAAACTGGAACAATGACTGCAGAACTTGGAGATCTCATTACTTCCTATGACTTGTTTGCAAACAGAGACGAAATTGAAGTAGATTACTTACTAATGGGTCCTGGACTTGCTGACAAGTTCGAGTCTCAAGCAAAGGCAGCACACCTTATTTCTATTGCAGAAAGCAGAAAGGATTGTATCGCAACACTTTCACCACATAGAGGAGATGTTGTATCAGAACCTGAATTTGGAACTGGACTTAGACAGTATCTAACTGCAGACCAAATTACTGATAATATTATTGCCTTCTATTCATTCCTCCCATCTTCATCTTATGCAATATTTGATACAGGATATAAGTATACGTTCGATAGATTTAATAATAAGTTCCGCTACATCCCAACCAATGGAGACGTTGCTGGACTATGTGTAAGAACCAGTATTCAAGCATATCCTTGGTTCTCACCTGCTGGACAACAAAGAGGAATCTTAAATAATGCAATTAAACTTGCATACAGTCCAAATAAGGCACAAAGAGATCAACTTTATCCACAAAGAATTAATGCAATTGTTGCTCAACCAGGAATTGGTATTCTTCTCTTTGGTGATAAGACTGCTCTAGGTTATGCATCGGCATTTGATAGAATTAACGTTCGTCGTCTATTCTTAACTGTCGAGCAAGCACTTAGAAAACCAGCGGAAGCTCAACTCTTCGAACTGAACGATGAGATTACAAGAGCAAACTTCAGAAACATTGTTGAACCATACCTCCGTGATGTTCAGGCAAAACGTGGTCTGTATGGATTCCTAGTTGTTTGTGATGCTTCAAATAACACTCCTGATGTTATTGATAACAATGAGTTTAGAGCTGACATCTTCCTGAAGCCTGCCAAGTCTATCAACTACGTAACTCTAACATTTGTTGCAACCAGAACTGGTGTTTCATTTGAAGAAGTTGTTGGAACTGTTTGATTTAATTAAAACCAAAAAAAGGAGGAACTAACAATGGCAGAATCAACTATCCAAAAATTTAAATCAACACTGATTGGCGGCGGGGCCCGCCCCAATCTATTTGAAGTTCGTATTCCTGGTGCTATTCCTGGAGGTGGAACTCTCGGAGAAACCTTTGAAATTCTGTGTAAGGCTTCACAACTTCCAGCATCAAACATTGGTATGATTGATGTTCCATTCAGAGGAAGAAACTTCAAAGTTGCTGGCGACAGAACATTTGATGAGTGGTCTGTAACCGTCATCAATGATGAAAACTTCAGCATCAGAAGAGTCTTTGAAGATTGGATGAATTACATTGGCCAGTATGGAGATGCTAGTGGTGCTACAGAACCCAACAGTTACATGGTTGATGCTTATGTTAAGCAATTAACCAGACTTCCTTCTAACATCAGAACCACTGGTGCTGATGCAGGAACTGGTCAGGGACTGAACACAAACAATGCTGCAATTTCGCAGGAAACAATTTACAAGTTCCACGATATTTTCCCAACATCAATTAGTGCAATTGATTTGAGTTACGATTCTTCAAACGTACTTGAGGAGTTTACGGTTTCCTTCCAAGTTCAATATTGGACACCTGCTCAAAGAGGCGAGTTGGGAGAATAATAAATACTATTATTCAACAGATAAGTTTAAAAATAAATTATGGCAAAACTATTTGGTTTTTCAATTGATGATAATGAGTCATTATCAAAAAATTCACTTTCCCCCGTTCCTCCCAATAAGGAGGACGGGGTTGACCATTATTTAAGTAGTGGATTTTTTGGTTCATATGTAGATATTGAGGGTGTTTATAAAACAGAGTTTGACTTAATTAAAAGATATCGTGAGATGGCACTTCACCCAGAGTGTGATAGTGCGATTGAAGATATTGTAAATGAAGCAATCGTATCCGATACCAACGATAGTCCGGTTCAAATTGATTTGGACAATCTAAATGCAAGTGATGGTATTAAAAATAAAATAAGAGAAGAATTTAAGTATATCTTAGAATTGCTAGATTTTGATAAAAAAGCGCACGAAATTTATAGGAATTGGTACATTGATGGTAGACTTTTCTATCATAAAGTAATTGATATCAAAAGACCTGAAGATGGAATACAAGAATTGAGATATATTGACGCAATGAAAATGCGCTATATTCGTCAAGCTAAAAAAAGAGAACGTGACAAATATAATATAATCAGCAGGAATTCAGATAATCCCAATGATTATGATTTTCCTGAAATTGAAGAATATTTTATCTACACCCCTAAAATGACATATCCTACAGGAGCTCCTGCTCCAGGAAGTCTAGGTGGGTCAAATGCCGGAATCAAAATGACAAGAGATTCCGTCACTTATTGCACTTCAGGTTTAGTAGATAGAAATAAGGGGTCAACACTTTCTTATTTGCATAAGGCAATCAAGTCTCTCAATCAACTCCGTATGATTGAAGACTCACTTGTTATCTACAGATTGTCTCGTGCCCCAGAACGTAGAATTTTCTATATCGATGTTGGTAATTTACCAAAAGTAAAGGCAGAACAATATCTCCGCGATGTGATGTCTCGCTATCGCAACAAACTTGTTTATGATGCATCAACCGGAGAAATCCGTGATGATAAAAAGTTTATGGCAATGCTTGAAGATTTTTGGCTTCCACGTAGAGAAGGTGGGAGAGGTACGGAAATTTCAACTCTTCCTGGCGGACAAAACTTGGGAGAAATTACTGATATTGAATACTTTAAGAAAAAGTTATTCCAATCACTTAACGTTCCACCCTCAAGAATGGATGGACAAGGTGGATTTAATTTGGGTCGTTCTTCAGAAATTCTTAGAGACGAAGTTAAATTCAGCAAGTTTGTTTCTAGGTTGAGAAAAAGATTCTCATATATGTTTAGTGATATACTGAGAACTCAACTAATTCTTAAAAATATCATTACTCCGGAAGATTGGGGTAAAATGGATGAGCACATTCAATATGATTTCTTATATGATAACCACTTTGCAGAACTAAAAGATTCTGAATTGTTAAATGAAAGATTGAGTATGGTTCAAGTTGCTGAGCCATATATTGGAAAATACTTCTCACAGGACTATGTGAGACGTAAGATTCTTCGCCAAACTGATGTTGAAATCCTTGAGCAAGATAAATTGATTGAACAGGAAATTAAAGATGGTATTATTCCAGATCCAAATGCACCAGTAGACCCACAAACTGGAATGCCTCTTGGACCAGAAACTGCTGGAATGGATTTGGGACAACCAGTAATGGAACCGGATTTAGCTTCTGACGA